CGAAGCCGACCACCTGAAATCGGCCGTATGTCGGGCGGAAGTCGCCCACGCCGATCAGCCGGCCAGCGTCGGTCAGCAGGCCCAGGAGCATCTCTTGCGAGACGTACTCAGGTAGGTTGACCATGAATATGAACGATGCCTGCCATCCGGCCCGTAACGCCGGCCGCACCCGGGTCACGCCGTTGCGCTGCACCTGCACCCGGCAGCGATGCTCGTAATCCCATTCGGTGACGCCAAGACTTGCTAACGGCGTCAGGCTGACCACCGCCGCCTTGACGAGATCGACCGCGCTCTTGCGCGGCGAGCGCGGGTCCTGGCGAAACTTGGCGGCCGAGATCACCGCCTGTCGCAGGTACTCGCCAGGCAGGCAGATTTCCCCGGCTTCATTGCGATAGACATAGGACTCGATGTTGTCAGTCTTTTTGGCCGCTGACCCCTTTGCGGCCTTCGATTTGGCTTCAACGGCCTCACAGTTCCATCTGTGAAATAACAAGTCAGCTTCACCGCGGATGGTCAGGCTGACTCGGTAGGGGATCGACCGCTCGATCTCGGTCGCCCCACCGTTGGTCACCACTGGGCCAATGCCTTTGATGCTCATCGTTACCTCCTGAGTTAGCGCTTCCACGGCGGGGTCCCGTTGGCCGGGGCGGTCGTCACCACCGGCGGCGTTTCCTTCTTGGAGTAGCCCTTGATCTCGTTGGTGATCTCGCCGGTGTCGGGCCGCTTCTTGCACTTCACGTGGATGACCAGCGGCAGGTTGTGCAGCTCGCAGCTATCCTTGGGCGTCAGCACGCCGACGGCCCGACAGATGGCGGACAGTTCCGCCCGGGCGATGGCCACTGCCGTCGCGTTCGGGTGGTCGAGGTTGAGCCGCGCCCAGAGCAGCCGCCCCTTGTGCGGGCCGTCAAGGATCTCGAAGGTGAGTTGCAGGTAGTTGCCGGTGCCGGCCTTGTTCGGCCTCATCTCGCTCTCAGTGATGACGGCGAGGTACTTGCCGGCCGGGATCGGCTCGAAGTCGCTGGTCGGTTCCACTTGGTTGGCGTCGAAGCCGTTCAGGTTAGCCATGGGTCGGTTCCTCGTTGGGTTGGTGAGTGGAAAGAGCAGCCATGAACGCCGCCCAGGACAGGGGCAGTTCTTCGGTCAGTCCGTAGCGGTTCTTGGCGATGCACGATGGGCCGCCGACCGTCCGCAGGACGCGCTCGCCGCCGTCCTTGCCGACGGCATGCGCGATGGTCCGCTTGCGGCCGAACCCGGCGTCCTCGCTCTGCGTGCGAAACTTCCGGGTGGCGAACAGCACGGCGTCGCACCACTCGGTCACGAGCGCGGCGGCGTGCTTGTGCAGGCGCGGTGAGTAGCGGTCGTAGGGCGGGGCCTCGGGGTCCTCGAACTTCTCGACCTTGGCATGCGCGATCAGCAAGATCACCATGCCGCGATGATTGCGCAGCAGGTTGAGTTGGTCGACCACCTCACGCCAATAGGTGAGGGCGTGGGTGTAGCCGCGAGCGTAACCGCCGTCGGCCTTCTCGATGTTCTTGACCGAGAACTCGGCGCACACCCGGTCCCAGATCAGGCGCTCCAGCCAGTCGAGGCTATCGAGCACGACCGTCTCGAAGTCGTGCGGCTGCGTGCGGAGTTCCGTGAGCGCGGCCAGCACCTCGTCGAAGGTGGTGGCCAGCGGGAACTTAGCACAGTCGATCTCGTCCAGGCCGTCCTCAGTGGGTACGAAGATCGGCTTGGGCGCTTGCGACCCGAAGGTGCTCTTGCCGATGCCGGGCGTGCCGTAGACGAGCAGCCGGGGCGGCCGAGGCGTGCGGCCGCGCTGGACCTTGCTGAGCAGGCTCATTGCTCCCCTTTCTGTTTTTTTTTGTTCATTACGTTACACTTTCACACTTTCGGGTAGTCGGTCACGATCTCAAACGTGCCATCGCTCAGAGCAATTCGCTGGTAGTCCCCAAACAGGTTGGGGGCGTCTTGCTGCAACACGTCGAGAAGCCGATTGGCCAGTTTGCGGATTTCCGGTTCGGCCGCCGCGGACCCCCGCAGTTCGAGGAAGTGTCGTAAGGCCCGGGCGTTGGCCGTTACGAAGATCTTCGTTTCGCAGGCGTTGGGCAAGACACTCCGCGCCGCTTGCCGGGCGGCTTTGCGACGCGCCGTGCGGTCTGCGGGTTCGGCCAGCCAGCGCGCGGCAAAGGCGGGGTCATTGAGCTTCTCGTGCAATAGCTCCGCCAACTGGACATACGCCGCGTGGGCGGCGCGGATGGCCTGCGCCCACAGGGCGTGCAGCTCGGCGTCGGACGCGATGATGTCCGGTTCGACGTATTCGGCGATGGATTCGTCGACGTACCGTTGGCTCAGTTGCGAGTACGCCCAGCCGGCGCGATGGCGCACCAGCTCGTGTGTCAGCGAGCGTGACACCCCCGTGATGAGGAAAGACCAGACGGCATGTTCCAGTACGGAGCCATGGCCTACCTCCTTGATGTGGGCCAGGTACGCGGCGTTGCCGCCAGGACGCGGTCGGGCGAAGGACATGTAGCAGACGCGGCCGGCGGTCTCGCAGATGACTTCGGCAGGCACGTCGCTATCACTGGCCCAAGTCACGCCGTGGTCACGCAGGAATCGCTCGAGCTCGCTTTCGTCGAGAATCGATCGGCCGAGAACGTAAACACGCGGCTCACAGATGATGCGCAGTGTGGCATCGAGTTGTCGAGACGCCGAATCTGGTTCAGACATTGGTCGTACCCTTCACGCTCTTGATCTTTTCGCTGAGCAAGGCGATGTCGAATGGTTTCTTGAAGACGTCGTTGAAGCCGTACTGCAAGAGCTGCTCCGGGGCCGCCTCATCTTCGCTGACAATCCCGATAATCAGCGTGGTGGCGAAGGCCTCGTCTTTGCGTAAATTGGAGATCGACTCGGCCCGGCCTAAGCCAAAATCAATGATAATCGTATCGGGATGGAACCTAATGGCGAGAACCCCCGCTTGGAAACCGCTATCGGCCAGTTCGAATTTGAAGTCTTGATCTTCGGGCAGAAGTTCTTTGATGCGGTCGTTGAAGAGCTTTTCGGTCCCAATCAACAAGATTTTGTGCCACTCTTCCTCTTCCAACTCACCCAAAGGCATTCCGTGTTCTTTGAGGAAGCGGATAAGTTGTTCGCGAGGAATGCGACGATCTTGGCTACCGGGAAGGCGATATCCCTTCAAGAGGCCCGAATCGAACCATTTGGAAACCATCCGTGGGGCGGCGTTGCAAATTTTGGCCACCTGACCGGTGGTGAACACCTTCCTCGTCAATTTCATAGCAGCTCCTTGTCTGAATCGTTATTGTCGCTCTGACACAGACCAGAGCATCCCACGACAACCACTGTCGTGCTCAGCATATACCTATATCCCGATATTGCCGTGCGGGGTACTACCTGCCGCAGCCCCCCATCGGCCCACCGATTACCCCGTACAGAGGCGTCTGCCGGGTGTCGCGGTGGTTCCGGTGGTGCCAGCCGCACTCGTCGCAGACGAGGCCGCCGGCCGGGCCTGCTGCGGTGGCATGCCCGCAGTGTGGGCACGTGCGGCATCCTTGCCCGACCAGGAGGGCGTCCACAGTGACGCCCAGGGCGTCACACTTGATCGCCTTCATCTTACCGTCTCCTTTCATCTCCTTGGCACGACCACCACTGTCGTGCTCTGCATATACCTATATCCCGATATTGCCGTGGGGCAACAGGATTTTGTGTTTTTTGGCATGGCAAAATGCCGCGCATAGACATAAGTCTATGCGCATCAATGATTTGCACCGCGGGCCATTCTCCGCGGCGGAATCAGGTCGTATACCGTCACGCCGTACACCTCGGCGAGCGTGTACAGAGTGTCGAGCGATGGGAGCCGCTGCCCCCTCTCGAATCGGCACATCGTGACATGCGATAGCCCGCCGGCCATCTGACCGGCGGCAGCCTGCGATAGTTGGGCGCGCGCCCTCGCTGCCCGCAGACGTGCAGCGATCTCAGCATGTGTGTGTGTATCCATAGTGGTAGAGTAGCAGGTCTTAGCCTGGTCGGGGAAAATTTTTTGGGAAAAATCAGATTTTTTGTTTGACTTCTTAGCCCGGCGGGATAATATATGGGTGTGAGGGGCGAATGACAGGGTGGATCAAGGTGATCCACCGACAACCCCCCAGAAAATCCGAAAAGGAGAAAAGAGATGAAGAAGATGCTGAACTGGGAAGCCAAGCGGTTCAACGGGCAGTGCGCCCACGGCGAATGGATCGCCCGGGACCAAGTCCCCCCAAGCCATCGGGAGTGGATCGACACATCCGTTCTCGATGGGGAGCTCAAGGACGGAGACGTTATCCGGGTTGAGGGCGGTACCATGTACCGCATCAAATTCAAAAAATGATGGTTTGAAAATGCCCTAAA